ATCAAGGGGGTAGGATTATTTTAGCACAAGGGGGCAGAATCGCTTGGTTTTAGGGGGCAGCTTACACTGGATTTTCCAGCAATGTCATAAAGAGCGATTATGCTATAGACATTCCCGGTCTTGTGAAGGGAATCCTTTCCGGCGACCTTGTGGATGTCACCGACTATGGGGGCACTTTTGAAGCCAAAGTGATAACGGACTGTTACGCTACGGAAATGGGGACAACCTTGTATTTCAACATGGCTAAGAATTAGGGATATGGAAGATAATGCTAAGGTCCTGGAGGAAGGCAAGAAAAAGATGGGCAATATCATTGACGGCTATTTGCTGGATAGGATAACGGAAATCGGAATCAGACTTCTAAAAGACGGAGTAATATCAGCCCAGTACCATAATGTTACCGGAAACACGCTGACCTCATTAGCAGTAGGAATATACTATAAAGGAGAGCTGTCACGGGTTATTACAGCAGTTGTCACACAAGGTCTGAAAAATGCGACCCGTCCCAAGCTTAGCAGAGGTGACGGAATCGGAGTCATAATGGTCCGGAGTTATGAAAGCGGCAAGCTTATTCCCATCAAAAAGTATAATCTGATTGATACCAACGGGGAATACGGTCTAACCACTTCTGTAAACTTCCTCAAATCATACAAAGCTCCGAGTGACGGCATAGGGCTGGTTATGTGTACCGGTACCGAATATTCGAACTATCTGGAGTCCAGAAAAGGGTTGAATGTTCTGTCAGACACATACGATTATGCGGAAAGTATATCCAAAATGACCTTTAAACCAATGAAGTGATATGGGATATGAGCAGGATTTCAAATACAAGGACGCGCTGAAATCATTGTTTGACGCAGCAAGGTCAGTCAGTGAGAATGTGTTCACGAATGACCGCCCCGAAGCTGTGGCAAGACAAATGAATGATTTCATTGTGGTGTCATTGCCCGGCTTGTTGTCTTCCATGACCTATGGCAGCGGATTCGGGAATATCCGTACCTATTGTACCATTGAAGTGTATGTAAGACGGAAAAAGGGAGGTGCTGAAGACTTGGAACAAATGGACGCCATTGTAGGAGACATCCTTTCCCTATTCCCTATCAGCGACAATTACATAATTGCCTCAAACCCCAAACTGACCTTGAAAGGTAATGACGGATTAGGGTTCAGCGCCACATTGATAAGGGCTGACCTGGTGATAAAGTAAACATGAAATAAAACGATTAAAACTATTTATTATGGCAATGAAAACAAAACTAGAGTTGAAAGACGTGTTCAGTGGTCTTTCATCCATCATGTTGGTTAAGGGAGGAATAACCAACTTCACTACGGTAACGCCTGATTTCGACCTGCCGGTAACTGTTGATTCTCTGTCTCTGTCCCAGGCAGAGCCTACGTTGAACCGCACCAAAGTGCATGGACTGCAGGCTGACTGGGCTGTGACAAGCACGGCAGGTGACATAACCTTTGCCGCAACCGTACCCAGTATAAGCAAGGACTTGGTCGAATACTTCCTTGGAGAAGCGCATGATGTAGAAACCGCTACCATTAACGGAATCGCATTCAGTGGGATTTCAGCCACATTGAACAGCAAGAAGCTGAATGCAGGCATCGCGCTTCTGAGTGAGGACGGAGAAAAATGTGTACTGGTGAAAAAGATGGCAATCTATGCACGGCCGCTGTTCGAGAACGCCTCCACCACCCCGTTCGGTTTTGCATTAAGCGGAACCATTGAAATTGAGGACGGAGCCGCCGATGAAACGTCAGACGACAATATCGCTTTCTTGACAAAAAAAGCAGCCTGACCGTAGCTCCATCTTCCCTGAACTTTACCAGCGCTGCTGACAATACGGGGAAGACCATCACGGCTACGACAAAAGAAAGCGCGGTTTCCGCTTCATCAACGGAAACATGGTGCAAGACATCTGTCAGCGGAAAAGTGGTGACGGTCAAGGTTACTGAAAACAGCGGAGCTTCTGCAAGGACCGCAACTGTGAACATCTCCACTGCCAGCGAATTCGGCAGTGTGAAGGTTACTCAGGAAGGTACTACCATTTAGCATTTATGGCGGTGAGCCTTGTGCCGCCGCCTTTTCTTTTTATAATTCATAATAACAATCATGAGCGAAAATATACAGCAGCCCACAGAAGAAGAACAAAAAAGGCTGGACGACGTACTGGAAAACAGTACAGACTATGTCGCAATAAGAGGTAAGAGATTCGGCATAAAATGGCTTCACCGCGGAACTATACGGAAGCTTACCCATGTCTTGCATTCCTGCAAGAACGAGGATGAAGTAACTGCCAGATGCGCTTCTCTCATTATTCTGAATAATTGGTGGAGAATAAAGATGTTCCATTGGATATATTGGCGTATGCTATGGAAAAAGTACACGGATGACGAATTGTACGGAATACTTCTCATTGGTAAAAAAAAAGTGGAATCTCAGAGACTGGAATACTGGAGTGCTTTCACATTACTGACCGCCATGAAGGACACGATAATGACGATGACGAGAAAGGAAGCAGAGCGTATCCTTCAAGGACTTCGGCAGGAGCAGGGTTCGCAAACGGAGAGAAATACTCCGAATTAATCCGTCCTCTGGTTCTTTTCTGGGGGCTGATAAACGTCCCAAACTGGCTTATGGACTATGTCCTTACCAATGCCCAGTATGAACTTCTCATGTGCGATGCGCCATTTGTCTCCTATAAGCATGAAGATACGGAAGGAGGAGAAAAGAAGCACACGGCAAAGGAGATGCAGGAACTTACCAGAAAATGGGAGGAAAAAAGGAAGGCGCAGGAAGCAAAAGGACAGAAAGTTTCCTTGAATGATTTTTTAGCTAACGGCGTGGATGCGCTTAAAAGAAACACAAAATAATACACGGACATGGCAGATTTAGGTTCACTCAAATTTAGCATTCACTTGAAAGACTGCACAGAGCAGGATTATGAAAAGATTAAAAAGAAGCTCGTTGAAAAGCAAGTTAAACTTAACACCAAATTAGGAGTTAAGGTCGATAGACAAATTATTAGAGAGTCAATAGACAATGCTTTAAAAAGCAAGGTATTCAAGGCTAATGTAGAGGTCAATAAAATTAACGTTCCCTCCGAAGTTAAAGCAAAACTGAAAATAGACGATGCTTCTCTTAGAGATAGTATATCCAGTGCTGTAAATAAGAAAAAATACAAAATAAACATAGTCGTAGATAAGGCTAAAGTCAGTGATGCCGTCAAACAGGCATTACAAAAAGCTGGATATAAATATAACACAACAGCGAGCGATGTAAGACAGCAACGCATTCTTGATATTCAGGCAAAAATGGCAGAAAGGGCGGCACTTGCAGAACAAAAACTTGCCAATGCCCGAATGCAGGCTGCAAGAGCTTCCAGTACACACAATACGGCAATAAAAAGAGAAAACACAGCCATGTCCTCCCAGTCACGGATAGCCGGGGAATTGAAAAACCAAATTGCCAACGTGTACTCCATCTATACGGTAGAACGCTTTGTAAGAGGATTGTACACCATTGGAGGAGAGTTCCAGAAGCAACGCATTGCGCTTACCTCCATTCTTGGGGACAGCATGAAAGCCGAGACCATATTCAACCGTATCAAGGATTTGGCGGTGGTCTCTCCGTTCCAGTTCAAGGAACTGGAATCATACACCAAGCAGCTTTCCGCATACAGCATCCCGTATGAGGAGCTTTATGACACGACCAAGAGGCTTGCCGACATTTCCGCAGGTGTGGGTGTCGACATGGGACGTATCATATTGGCATACGGGCAGGTGCGCAGTGCGGCTTTCCTCCGTGGGCAGGAACTGAGGCAGTTTACCGAGGCTGGTATTCCGTTGGTGGACGAGTTGGCGAAACGGTTTACCATCCTTGAAAATAAAGTTGTCAGTGCTGGAGATGTATTTGACAAAATCAGCCGGAAGGAAGTAAGCTTCGGGATGGTGAAGGATGTCCTTTGGGATTTGACTAACGAGGGAGGCAAGTTCTACAACATGCAGGAGGCTCTTGCGGAAAGCCTTGCAGGCAAGTGGAGCAACTTGCAGGACGCTTGGGATGTGATGATGGCTGACATTGCGGAAAGCAATAGCGGTGTACTTTCAGATAGCTTGGAGTTGCTTACTGACTTAATGAATCATTGGAAAGCGGTTGCAAATATACTTGGTATGTTGACTATCGTATATGGTTCATACAAAACTGCTGTGATACTAACAAATGTTGCAACAAAAGGATTACTTGTCGTACAGACAGCTTTGAATGCCGCTATGAAGAAAAATCCAATAATTTGGATTATAACTCTCATTGGTAGCGTAGTTGGGGCATTAGTAATGTTCAGAGAAGAAGTAAAAACTACAGAAGAGGTTATTACGGACTTAAATAAGACCATTGCTGACACAAACGACAAGATGCAAGGTAATAAAGCTGTTGACAGCCTTATTGACCGATACGAAGCCCTTAGCAAGAAAGCTAATAAAAGTGCAGAAGAAAGTCGAGAATTAGGGCACATTACCAAAAATCTCGCCAATACATTCAAAGATGCAGTTACTCAAACGGATAAATACGGAGTGGCAATATCTCTTTCTGTTGAGAAGATGCGAAAATTATCACAAGAACAGAAAGACTTATACAAGAAGCAGTTTATCGGGACTATGGCAAATGCCCAAATACAAAGGCAGAGTATTGATTCCGAAAGGGAAAGGCTTGCCGGTATTATCAGAGAAGGAGGATATAGAAGATTTGATGAAAACGGAAGAGAGTTATCCTTCGCTAAATACAAACCGGAAGACATCACCAAAGCAAGAAACAGACTATTGGAACTGGAGAAGCAAAGTATGGACTTAGCCAACATTATAGACACGGCCAAACAATCTTATCATTCCATGAGCCAAATTAATATAAGTAAGCCTTTGACTGATTGGGAAAAAGAGGCGAATAAACTCGCAGGAGATATGGATGCCTTAAAGCCCAAAGAAGGAGATTCTTACGAAAAATATATGGAGATGCTTTCCGTGAATATCAGCGACTTAGAGAAAAAGACAAAAGCGTTTGCGTCCGGGAATAAATATTCAGAAAAGCAACTGGCATCCTACAATAAGGAACTTGAAGCTACAAGGAAAATTTATAAGGCTTTAGGAGGATTGGAAAAATCATCCGGAAACGAAAAAGACCCTATTGCAGAACAATGGAAAGACCGTGCCGACCTAATCAGCAAAGCCCTATCACTTTACGACAAGTGGAAAAAAATAGAGGGTGAAGAAGCCGCATCCCAAAGGGTAAAGGGCGTTTCTGAATTTGCCCCTATCTTTGACAAGAACGGGGTTAACTTGGATTTGAGTGACCCAAGCAAGGCATACCAATACATACAAGACCAGTTGGACAAATCCAAAGGGAAGCAGATGGAATTGTACCTATCTCTTGGCGTGAAGAAAGAGAATATCAACTACGACAATGTCAAGAAAGGTGTTGACGATGCCTTGAAGGAAATAGAAAGGTATATTTCCCAAGCCGGAGAAAAATGGGACTTGTATAAAAAGCTATTTGAAGCGACCGGGAATAAGTCCCTTTCCATGAATATAGCTTTTGGAGGAAGTGTATCTTTTAATAGTTTCGTTGAAGATTTGCAGAACCAACTATCGGAAGCATTAAAAAAGAATGGCAGTAATCTATCTCTTTCTGACATTCTGGGAATGGATGAAGAAGCCGTAAAAAGCAAATTTGGTGACAATGAAATCTTAAAACTGTATCAGACTATCAAAGAGGAAAGCAAAAAACTAAAAGCTGAAAACTTTGATAATCTATTGCAAATGATAAATGACTACAAGGATTATTCAGCTAAAATAGAAGAAATTGAGCGTAAACGGCAAAAGGCAATCTCCGAATTAGAAAACAATAGAGGGAGCATTGGCAATGAAATGGCTGACAACCTTATAAAAGAAGTCAATAAACGGGCCGAAAAAGAGAAATCTTCTGTCCTTTTTGACCAATTCAAAGAAAGCAGTGATTGGGTACGTATCTTTGATGACCTTGACCGTGTATCTACTGCCACGCTGGATGATATGATTTCTAAGGTAGAAGAGTTTGCTAAAAAACAAGGATTGTCAATAGAAGACACCAAAGAACTGGTAGAGGCATTACGAAAGTTACGTGGTGAACTTACTGAACGTAATCCATTCAAGGCATTAGTGGATTCCTTTAACACTATCAAAGATGCGAGGAATAAGCTAAACTCACTTAGAAGTAGCGGTGCCCCCAAAGAACAGATTGATGCTGCAGAAAACGAATTAAAAGCAGCATATTCCGACCAGTCAGCAGCCATACAAGGCGTAATCGGCAAGTTTGACGCGCTTGCCAATGCCGCTGATTTCTTAGGAGGAGTATTTGAAAATCTTGGAGTAGGCTCCGGGCTTTCAGATATAGCCGGAATTATGGGAGGGGGATTGCAGGGTGCTTCGCAAGGAATGGGAATAGCCACTTCTCTTTTCGGGAAATCAGCAGGTCCTTGGGGAGCGGCAGCAGGTGCGGCATTAAGCCTCATATCTGGAATAGCGCAAATACATGATAAATCTCTTGAAAGAAGCATACAACGCAGTAAACAGAGAGTTAAAGAGATGCAATCCGCTTATGACCAGTTGGGAAATTCCATAGAGAAATCCCTTGGTGGTGATGAAAGCATACAACGCGCCATTTCTTTATATGAACAACTGGAAGAACAAGCCAAACGCGCAGGCAGTTCATTGACTGAAAGTTACAGAATGCAATTTGAGGCACTGAAAGATGGAGGTATAAATTATGTAGAAGAATTGAGAAAAAGAATCAATAAGGATTTATCATCTCCATTCAGAGCCATGACACACCGTTTTGATATACAAGTGAACACGGAGGCATTGCAGGCTTTAGAAAAAGTCGGCGCGGGGAAAGAACTTGATAATAGCACTCTTAAGCAATATCAAGCGCAGTATATAGGACTTGTTGCCCAACGTGCCGAAATAGAGGGGCAATTAAGGGATGAAGAGGACAAAAAGAAATCTGATTCCAGCAAGATACAAGACTATAAAGACCAACTGGCTGAATTGAATGAGCAGATTGCCTATTTTGTAGAAGACCTTACTAAAGAATTGTACGGAATAGATTTCCAAGATTGGGCAGGACAAATAAGCAACGCTCTGGTAGAGGCCTTTGCCAACGGAGAAGATGCAGCCAAAGCCTTTGACAATGTTGTGAACAACATCATGAAAAGTGTTGCCAACAACATCTTGAAGAATATGGTAATACAGCCCATGTTTGAAAAGTTGCAGGACAAGCTTTTTGGCGAAAACGGGCTATTCAAGGAATTTACCGATATTCAAGACAATGGGGTTATTGCAGCAGAAGCTATAAAAAACTTCTTTGACAATGAAGGGAAAGCAATGATAGAAGCTTCCCAGTCCTTTCTTGAAGCCTTTGACAAAGCGACTGGAGGAGCCATTACCAGTACGGGGGATTCTTCCAGCTCCGGAATGTCAAAGTCCGGCATTCAAGCCAGCGAGGAAACAATGAATCTGACAAACTCCTATCTCAACGGCATCCGTTTAGACGTAAGCGTAAAGCGAGCGCTGCTTGAGAAAATAGGAAACGACATTCTGCCCAAATACAATGTACTCGCAGAAGCACAACTTACACAATTAAGGGCAATAGCAAACAATACGCTTAGAAGCGCCAAAAACACAGAAGCTAATGTTGCCGTATTGCAAGAGGTTAGAGACATGTTCAACATGGTAATAAATAAGGGGGAAAGAAAAATAAGAATTTAAATATACGGATATGAAAAAGGAAGAACTAAGCAGGACACTGCTCAACCAAGCCGTATCATTGGGATTATGCGCACAATGGACGGAACAGTGGGGAGAACCTGACCAACAAGGATTGATTGACAAGTATCTGCACGGGATTGATTTCTGTATAGAGAAAGGATATCCCACCAACACTTTCATAAAGGAGCACTTCGACAAGGACATCCTTCACAGAAACAATATCTTTGTCGATGAGGATGTGCAAGCAAGGAACATGAAGCACATAGCCGTTCTGAACGGCAACTGCAAAGGCACTCTCCTATTTGACGGATTTTCAACTTGCGACATCTATGTCCGTCACGACAGCGACGTGACTATTGACTGTTCCAAGTTCAGCAAGGTATTCATCAATGTGTACAACCGTGCGAAAACGCACATATTGCAAAGCGGTGCCGCATCCGTTTATGTCTACATTCATGGAGAAGATTGCATCGTGAAAACCGATGGGGATGTCATGCAAAGAAAAAGCCAGATGTAATGTCTGGCTTTATTGTTTCTCTAAATAACAGTCAATTTATAAGTTTGCAAGCCACTTCTTGCCAGACTTGGTATGAGACCAAGCAACCAATGAAACACCTATAATGGTTGTCATTAAAAATATCGCCGTTAGTGAATCCATATTATATTTATTTTAAAATTCTATTTGCAAAGTTAGCAAACATATATGTTGATATAACTCCTAAAATAAGGGTACTCCAATTTATTTCGTTTGCAGCATTGGTAAACAAAGGAGTTATGCCTCCTAAAACAAGTGCCGCAAATATTAGTTTAGATAAATCAAAGAAATACCCCGCGAGTTTCTCTCGCCTTGTTTTATCTTTCTCTTTGCCCTCTTTCTTCGCTTCTTGTTTTTCGCTCCAATTTCCCATATACATTTTACATTAAATATGAATATACGGGTATTCTCCTTTTATCAAGTTCTTCCTTGGGAATATCAGACAATACAAACTTCTTCTCTGATTTGAATAAGTCCAATTCAGAGATGCTCTTTTTAGAAGAACGAGAATGTTGTTTTAATCTTATATTGCCCATACACAACTATTTTATGCTACAAATATAGGAAAGAAAGAAAGAACAAACAAGCAACCACACAAATAATCAATCACAGTTTAAATATAATTCTCACAAATAAAAGCTATAATACGATTATTTTCTATATATTTGCATTGATATATAGAAAATAAAACATATCATTTATTATGAAGAAGATAGTTTCATTTTTCAAACGCTGGTATTACCGGAGAATATTCTTTAAATTATATTATTACAGCGTATTCAAACAAGGGCAAGATGCAGAATACGCTGTATGGGGTGCAGCAAAAGCTGTAGATTCTATATCGTACTACCTTACGGGTGAGAAACTCTCACTCTCGGAAGGGTATTCAGCTGAGAAAAAGGATAAATCAGAGGAATAGAGAACCTTATTTTCGACACATTGCCGTCCGACAATCTGGTCTCACTCCCGATTCCTCCGTTTACTATAGCTGAAATGACATTTATCTTTCCCCCAGTTTCATTTGTAGATGATGTAGATACGGAAACCTCAAAGTCTATATTAGAAACACTTAAACGACCATTTTCCGTTTTTGCACCTTCTTTCGTATTAATGTTTGTGGGAGATATAATTGCACCATTGTCAAGTTCGTCTTGACATTCTTTTACCGCGTTAGTGATGTCGCTCACTACGCCTTTGATAAAATCTTTTAATTCCATATTTTTCATTTTTATAATACTGTGGCAATATTACCATAATCGGTATAACAAACGATGTGCCACTAAACAAATCAAGCGGAGTCCCCTCCGCTTGACTTGATTATGTTGAATGTTAATTAGAATGAATAACCTATCGCGATTGACAATTGCGAATAATCAGCGTTTTCGATAAGCGGCCAATCTCTCTTTTGATATTTATATCCAAGCTCTACAAAAATATTTCCATTCATAACTGGGAAATCAACACCGAATGCAGGCTTTGCCATAAAGCCTAAATCGTTTTCGTCTGCATAATCTGAACATGAAATAAAAAATGTATATCCTAAATCAAGAGATAAATAAGGAGAGATACCCCCTTTTATAAAGTTAAATTTCCCGTTCACAAACAATGGAAGGTATAATGCGGTCTCTTTATAATCCTTGTAATACTTATCCGTAATCGAGTTTAATCCAGCTTTCTCATACAAATGTTTGCACCAAGATACGCCCGTGCCTACTCCCAACCTAAAGTTTTCATTAAACCTATATCCAGCAAGAAATTCTGCACCAAAAGACTGGTTTTTGTCATCGTCAATACCTAAATCATATCCAACCTTGATTTGCGGTTCAAACTTACTTTGCGCAAAACACATAGATGTCGCTAACATGGCGACAAATAAAAACAAAATAACTTTTTTCATATCTAATATTTATTTGACTTGTTTTATTGCTATTCCAGAAACTTCCCAATATCCATTATTGTATTTATCAGTGCGTACTCGTTTCACATCAAAATTCACAATGCCATCCGCTCCAATCTTTTTACATTCTTCTACTATTTTATCCATCATTCTTTCTGGTGTTGCTCTATATCCGACTACTGTTTTAGTATATTTATCAACTTCTTCTATTATGCCATCCTTTCCTTTTAGTGCACTCTCAATGCTCGTTCCAGATGTAAAACTCACATTAATCATAGACAACGGTTTGAAATTTATTCCAGAAGCAGTTGGATTAATAATAAATCCTTCTTTAGCGTATTTCCTAAAATCCAACATACTTACGTTTTCTGAATAAAATGTTTTCGCACATCCGCTAAGTATTATACAGCAGATTGTGGATAATAAAATCTTTTTCATATATATACTTTTGTTAATTAATGTGCGGCAAAGTTAAGTCTTTAAATTTAATTAGACATTATATTATTCTTCATTTATTACAATATCTTATCTATGTTATAAAACATAAAAATCCCCGAACGATAACGAACGGGGAATGCCTTAGCAAGATAATGTATATTTTTGATTGTAATATAACTAAAAATCAGGATGTGTCTTCATATATTCATCAATCGCTTTGAGGTCTTCTTGTTGCTCCTTACTTCCCTTGTAATCATTAAGCCCTCTTTGAACCCTTTCTGTATGAGATTTATTGCGCCTTTTTAAATGAGATTTTTTTATCCATCCTTGATTTAGGGGGAATTGAGCATGCTGCACCTTTGCCCATCCATCTTTTTCTTCAAGTATAATAACGTTATCTAGTTCACCTATTCGAAAATAAGTTTCTTTTCCAAAATACTTAGTTGCTTCTTCATTTAAAATCTTATTTCCTTTAGGTTTATCAAGCAAAAATATATCCTCGTTAGATGTTATACAAAATAAGGGCTTGGTTTCTACCTTTTGGGGAGGTGTACTTGCCTCTTGCTTTTCCACCTTTATGGGTGGATTATTCTTCATATTCCGTAAACGAGCTTGCCGCTCTCTTTTTTCTCTATCTGCAAATTCTTTAAACCCAGCTTTTCTCATCTGTTTTTCTCGTGCAACGGAACTCCAATATTCCTCATCATACATGCTACTATCATCATCTTCTCCGCAAGACCTAGAACAATATGCTACACACCCGAAAAGAAATAAAAATAGTATCAGCTTTTTCATACCAATTATTATTAATACGTATTAAATTTTGGAGCAAAGATACTCTTTTATTAACACTTGTTGTCATTATATATAGCATGTTATATAACATGTTTGAACTTTTATAATATAATTTATTTGGCGAAAATATAATATTTTATATATATTCGCACAATAACTTAGAAAACCAACAAAAGTAATTGATTTTCTTATAAGAAGTTTGCACTTTTAAAGATTATCAGTATCTTTGCAGTGCTAACAAGTTCATAAGAGAGGCAAACTCTTATGGCTCTACCATATAGAGTTATTTTTTTGCTAAGACATATTATAGTAATATCATACTTTAAAGATATTGCACCTACCGAGTGGAGTAGCGGAAACGCCTCCGACATTAATCTTATGGATTTGTTAGCAGCTCGTAGTAGGTGCATTTTTTTGTTATGCTAACAAATCCTATTCAAGTCCTAAAACAAACCGAATTGTGTGGACGGCAATTCACAGTTTATGGAACAGTTGAGGAACCTCTGTTTCGTGCAAAAGATGTAGCAGAAGTTATTAATCACAACAACATTTCTCACATGTTGTCTTTAGTAGATGATGACGAGAAAGGTGTTACACAATTCGTAACTCCCGGTGGAAATCAGCAAGTTTGGATGCTTACAGAAGGGGGGTTATACGAAGTCCTTATGCAATCCCGTAAGCCAATCGCCAAGCAATTCAAGAAAGGAGTTAAACAAATCCTTCACGAAGTACGAACCACTGGCGGCTACATCTCCACCACCCCAAACGACACTCCCGAAGAAATCATGGCACGTGCGCTAACCATCGCACAAGCCACCCTTGCCAAAAGGGAGGAACGGCTAAAGCAGCTTGAAGCCGAAACCGAGCAACAGCAAGCCACCATCGAACTGCAAGACAAAGAAATCAAGGAGGCTGCTCCGAAAGTCAACTACTACAACAACCACCTGCAAAGCGTGAACACTCTGACCAGCACACAAATCGCCAAGCAGATAGGAATGGACGCGGAGAAGCTGCACAAGAAGCTGAAAGAAACAAACGTAATCTATCGCCAATCGGGGCAATGGCTGCTCCACTCCCCCTACTCCACATGGGGATTGCACTCTACCCGTACCCAGACCTATACACGTTCGGACGGTTCGATAGGAACCAACGTCTATACCGTATGGACTGAAAGGGGCAGACGCTTCATCATCGCCTTGTACGAGAATGAATGGAATGTGAGGAGAGCCATCAAGCAGATTAAGGGTGAAATAGACCCTGCTGCATAACATGTTTATATAATCATCTGGCAGTCGGTTCCAATGCCCGACAGCCACAACTATACCCTAAAGAATATGGAAGAATTAAGGAAAAGACTATATAATGCAATATCAGCCTTGCAGCAGGAGAAGCTGGAAATAATGGAGCTTCTTGCCCCTATGTCTATATCAAAATGCAATCCGAACGCTTCTAAGTCGGATTTTGACCTTAGAAGCCTTAATAAGAACATATTGCCACATGTTAGCATAGACACACGTTGAGGTTCGACCAACGCTCATGTTGTGATGCCCCGGCAGCAATACGGCTGCCGGGTGGGCAATAGGTAAATTATAATTTAAAAAGAAACAAAATGAAAACAAATAAGCTAACCTACTCCACCCCTATACCAAAGGTCAAGGAGTATGTACGGAACATAGTAAGCAGGCATAATGCCGGAGTACAATATCCCTCTTCCTTAAATGAGGTAAGCCGACTATTTTTCAAGGACGAAAAAGAAGCAAAGGCTTTTATAAAAGAGTGGTTTACAGAAGGGAAAGACTATATCATATCGGGAAGAAAGGTTTCCCTTTCAGCTAAGTGTCTACGGAGGTTGTTCGACATGGCAAGTGTGGGATTAACGCCCAATCAGCAAGAAAATAAAATTACATCAAGGCAACCCTTTGAATAACGGGCATTTTTATGTAAGTTTGTTTCGTAAACAACGTTGTCTTGCCATTGCTCCGTGGCGGTTGCATTGAAACAAGAATATAAGGCATAGGATTGTCGTTAACCGCCACAATAGGCGACATAACCTATGCCCGTCCTTAAAATGTATAACTATGGATAGAGACAATGTTCGAGAAAGACTTTTCAAGGTAATATCTGAATTACAGAATCAGAAAATAGAAATAATGCAGCTATTGGGAAAAAGTACAATGAGAATTGTGAAATTCAACAAGGAACATAAAGAGAGTACGTTTGATTTGAAAGTCCTGAACAAAAAACTGCTTAAAAAATAGACTTGTCTGTATGATTATCACAATACAAGTACATTTTATATACACAAATAGCTTTATTTAGAAAATAATCATTATATTTGCATTGTATAATGACAAGCCTAAAGAGCTGATTAACGGAAATATCCGCTAATTGGCTCTTTTTTTTGTTCACGACACAAACTCAAGATAACGCATGGCAAGGCTGTATAGTATTTATTTTCAGAAGAATAAATCGGGAAGTCCGGTATTGGATACCTACACTGAATGGTCCATAGTATGCAAGGACTTCCCGTTTATGCCTTATGGAGAGAGCAAGGATTTGCCTGCGAGAGAGTGGGCAGACGAAGACGGAGAAGACACATTTTTCCCGGAAGAGATAAAACTGAAGGCATACGACATTGATGTGGAATTTGCATACAAGGGGGAAATGGGCACGGCAAACAGCAAGATTGAAGCGTTTCTGGACTATCTGACCGGAAAAGGGAATACCGGCACTTGTCTGAAAGTGTATGACACATATACTAAAATAGGCAGACAAGGTGTGTATTACAAGTCCATCGACCCGGATTTGTTCGTAAGAAAATCAGATGAAGGCGATGTCATTACGTTCAAAATCACATTCCGGGTTACCGACCCCAGAACATCAATAACACTAACAGCACAGTAATGGACAGCTTCATTGTATATAGCCAAGACGGGAAGACCGAAAGATGTATTCTCAATCAACTGGAATACAATGGAGAGTTCATGGGGGCATGCTCCGTCACTTTTTCCATATCCTCCCCTACCCCGATAGAATTTCAAATAGGAGATTATCTGATTTACCGGGAAGAGCGTTTTGAGCTGAACTACATTCCGACAGAATTAAAGAAGTCAAGTAAGGGAACAAACGGGGAATCCTTCAATTACCAAGATGTGCAGTTCAACTCGTTGTCCGACGAACTGGTAAGATGCAGCTTTCTTGATTATGTGGTTGGGGACAATTTAATCCATTATTCATCTTTGCCGGTCTTTAGCTTCTATGCGGAAAGTATAAATGCGCTGGCCGAAAGGATACAAGTAAATCTTGACCGGATATACAAGGGTGAAAAGAAATGGACTGTTACAGTTCATCCGGAATATGTCAATGTCAGCAACAAAAACATTACGGTAGACAATATCAGTGTATGGGACGCTTTGGCTCTTGCAAATAGCGAGTTCAAAGCTAACTTCACCATCAAAGGACGGACCATAACAATTGGAACTGCCGGAATCGCAATAGGGAAACTTTTCAGCTACGGGAAGGGTAACGGGCTGTACAGTATCCAGAAAACGACAGAAGAAGACCAAGGCATCATTACCCGGCTGCGTGCTTACGGAAGCACAAGGAACATGCCTAACCGGTATTACAACAAACTGTCAGGCAGTTCATCTTCGAACTACTTGCCGAACAACATGGCGGTGGAAAATCTTATGCTGCCAGATTTTCCCAAGACTACTCTTGACCCTTATATAGACAGCCCCAATATCTCCACATTAGGGATAAGGGAAGGAAGTGTTTATTTTGACGGTTCTGGAGATTTGGAAGAGATATATCCTTCAATGGAAGGAATTACCGCCGACCAACTAAGAGCGGCAGGCATAAGCATATCGCTTGATGAGGGGGACAATGGAAATCTTGACGAAGTTGCCGACGCAGAACAACTGACAGATGACGGGACGATGGATGATATAGAAGAAGGCGAGAATATCCCTGCTTTTACTATCACGCTAAAGGATATTGGTTTTGATATAAATGACTACTTGACTTCCGAGGCTGCTACCATATCAATGAAAAGCGGTATGTGCGGAGGAAGGGAATTTGAAATAGCCCAATGCGAAAAAGTAGGCAATAAGTATGTGTTGACATGCAACCGCTCCTATGATGAAAGTTTAAAACTATACTTCCCGTACAAAGGATACAATATCAGCCCGGGAGACGAGTTTGTCCTTCTCAATATCGACATGCCGAATGTATATATCCAGGCAGCCTCACAGAGACTATTGACTGCTGCTAAGGACTATCTTGCCAAAAATGATTTTGTTCGCTACTCTTACGAGCCTAAGGTGGATGACATTTTCATGGCACGGCAGCACGAAGAAGCTACCTCAAGGGGTGAAAAAAGCATTCACGACACTCTGAAAGAAGGGGATTTAATGCTATTTGAAGATAAGGACTTAAATATAAACGGGAGCGTAATAATCCAGAGTTTGACTATTAACGAGGGTAAAAGCTCCATCCCTAGCTATGAGATAATACTTCGTAATGACAAGACTGTCGGTACGCTTGAAAAAATACAGAACCAAATAGATTCACTTTCTAGCGGACAAGGCAGAGGCGGCTTTACAACTCAACAAATAGAGTCTATAATACGTGCCTTTGGAAATAAAATATTCCTCAGCAAGACCACCAACGACCGCACCCCCTTCAAGCTGGAAGTCGGCGACAAGCTGACCGCGGAGAAGGGATTGCAGATAAGCAAGAACTTCGTTTCCGGCATTATCGGAGGAAGCGGCGGCTCCATCTATCTGGACGAGAACGGGAAAGTTGTTATCGAGACGGACAAGGCTGTATTCCGTGAGGAGCTTATTGTACCTCAGATTACCTTCAACTGCATAGACGTTATATCGGGTGACAAAGCCAATACGTTCGCCTACGGAACAATCAAGACTGTGGATACAGAGAACCGCATCGCCACCCTTGACCTTCTGGAAGGCCAATACGGTACGCTTCATGTGAGCGACATATGCCGTGGCGTATTCCATAACATAGGTGGGGGGAACACCGAAAAGGATACGATTGGTGCAAACGGGTTCATCGAATATTCCGGATACGCAACGTCCTATTTCACCCCGACGAGAATATTGGAGAACGAAGTGGGAAACATGAAGTTCGAGTATGAGCTTCAGGTTGGTACGTCCGTTCATCCGATGCCGGGCATGAACTTCTTCGCATACGGCAATTTCGAAGACAAGGACCGCCAGGCTATCACCTACGAAAACCGTTACTATACACGCCGTCTGGCTCACGTCAACACTTGGGTGATAGACCCCGAGGTTAACGTCATGATGCAGACCGGTGACCTTAGTGGCCTTTCCATAGGGGGCATGGACTTCTCCGGTTATTCGTTCTACGGCAAGAATGTGTACATCTCCGGCACGATAGAGCGCCTGAAGCCCAACGGCACCCCAGCCAAGGACTTGAGCTATGAGGGCGTTTGGGAATCCGGCAGAAAGTATGACTATTACGACAGCGTGACCCATGACGGAAGCACATGGGCCTGCATGAACAAGAACGGTTCGTCAGCCGAGCCGGGCACGAACAATGACTGGCAGAAGATTGCCTCCAAGGGTGACCCCGGAGAATCGGCAGTGTTCGCAGACCTCACCAACGAGATGGATAACGTCGCCCTTACCAATGACGGCAAGGTTTATCAGGACACGTCGATAAGCACAGTTGTATGGATGAGCTACGGCAGTAAGAAGATGACCCTCACCGGAATAACATGCACGCTCCCTGCCAACGTCACCGAGACGCATGACGTTTCCACCGGAGAGATAACCTTCAGTGTCAAGCAGGGCGTGGCTCTGGACGGCAGGAACCCGATACCCGTCGCGTTGACAGCCACCTACAACGGAAAAGCCTACACCGGGCAGCTCACGTTCACCATGGCAGGTGTCAAGGGTGGCGCCGATGCCGTTCTGTACCGGCTTGTCCCGAGCGTGTCTGCCGTGATAAAGGATGCCAACGGTAATCTCAATGTAACATCCGTATCGTGTACACGGTTGAAGTCTTCGGTTTCCGGAGGCACGGCCGAGACCGGGACGGGCGAACTTAAATACTCCCTTGACGGTGGAGCCGAAGTCTCAATCGGGAACAATGCCGGAGTACCGGTATCAAGCTTCCAGAAGAGCATCAAGTTCATATTCTACGTGGACGGGAAGGAGGTCGATGTGGAGACGATACCTCTTGTTACGGACGGCAAGGACGGACAGAGCGTGTCTTCGCTCGGCAGATGGCATACCGGGCTTATCGTGCCCAAACTGGGAATCGTCACTATGGGAGGAAGCACCTTCTGCGCGAAGAAGGAGACCGCCAACCCACCGTTATGGACTACCACGACAAATGACGGCAGGCGCATTACCCAGACGCAGGACGGAGGAAGGACTTACGGCTATATTCTGTCCGGTGAATCAAATACGGAGGAATACGACCTGCTTGTCCAGAGCGGAAAGGACGGAAGCGACGGTACCGATTACGAAAGAGTGTTTATCCATACCACGGAGGAAAACCGCCCCTCCACCCCAGCGACCTCACAGACGGACGATTATATCCCTTCCGGCTGGCATGATGATCCTATTGGCGTTTCCGAATCCCTGCCTTTTGAATGGATAAGCGAGAGGAAGAAGAGAAACGGCATATGGAGTAATTTCAGCACACCTGCCCTCTGGGCTAAATATGGATTTGATGGCATTGATGGCGCAGAAGGTGTGGCTGGTACGAGTATTGTATGGAAAGGTGATTTCTCGTCTGCCCCTTCCTCTCCTCAGAACGGTTGGGCGTACAAGAATACGACCGACAAGAAGTCGTATGTATATCAAGACGGCCAGTGGTATCAAATGACCATTGACGGAATTGACGGAAAGAACGGAAAGGACGGACTGAGCATCGTATGGAAAGGCGACCTGCAGTCTCCACCTTCCAATCCTCAAATCAACTGGGCATATAGGGACACCAATAACGGTCGTGTATACATATGGAACGGGACAGCATGGTCGTTGATGGTCGTTGACGGCTCGGACGGTGCTGACGGTGCAGCCGGTTCGAACGGATTGAGCGTGTTCATAACTTACAATGACAGCACTTCCCAGCCTTCTGTTCCTACGGGAAACGGTACTACCGGAGGCTGGCATACGAATGCTACAAGTGGAGCTATATGGATGTCGCAGAAGGTTGCTTCATCCGCAAGTGATGGGACATGGGGCACGCCAATTAAAATCAAAGGCGATAAGGGCGAGAGCATAACAGCCATGGGCAGATGGCATACCGGGCTTATCGTGCCGAAGCAGGGTGTAGTTACCATGGGCGGCTCATCATACATAGCCAAGAAGGAGACGACCAATCCTCCACTGTGGACTGTTACAACAAGTTCCGGTCAGCGAATCAAGCAGACCCAGGACGGTGGAAAGACATACGGGTACATACTTTCCGGGGAGATGAATTCCGCGGAGTATGACTTGCTGGCTTCAAAGGGAGAAGACGGTATACCGGGTGCTACCGGGAAACCCGGAGCTGATGGCAAGCCTGGGGAAAAAGGAGAGCAGGGTATCCAAGGCTGCATCATCCGGCATTCCGAATGGGCTGTCGGAGTAGTTTATCGTAACGACGAAGCCCTGACAAGCGGCACACGTTATGTGGATATTGCCATGATAAGGAACAATGCCGCAATCGACGGATGGGATGTCTACAAATGCAACACTACCCATACAAGCTCGGAAAGCAACAAGCCGGGAGTGTCATCGTCCACATGGACCAAGTTAAGCGGTGTAGGTCCTATCTACACATCCCTCATCATCGCGAAGAATGGTAGCATTGACTTCTTCCAGGGAAATCAGTTCCTCATTAAGAAGGATGACGGTACGGTAACGGCCGGGCTGTCCGGTTCCATTGCTGGTAGCAAGGTGCGTATCTGGGCTGGAGCACACGAGCCTGACGACGCTCCGTTCCGGGTGCTGGAAAGTGGCAGGATGATAGCTACCGATGTCGATTTGACTGGAACTATCAATGCTATAAGCGGTACGTTCAGAAATGTCTCCTCTCCCAATGGGTCATTCAAGATAAAGGAGAATGGGGATGTGGAATTGGTCGGTAAGATTTCCACTTCGTTGAATGGCACTCGCATTGAACTGGACCCAAGTTCCAACAGCATCAAGATGTATAACCAAGATAATAATGAAGTAGGGAATATATCTTTCATTACCGAATCTATCGGAGGGGTTACTAATTATTACCCTCGATTAATGCTCAGAAGGTATTCTGGAAATAAAGAGGTCGGGAGACTTGATATGTCAGGTACATCCGTGAATGGTTATTCAACGGTTGGAACCGACGCACTAAGCTTTACATTGGGACCTATCGGGTTAGTTTTCTCTGTTAACGGGCAAGTAACTAATTCATATCCAAACAAATAATTGATTATGAAGAAGATTAATTTTGAAAGATTCGAGATTTACACGAATGTGACCATGCAGAACTGCATAACAAGGGACATTCGGGAGGATTTTGCCGATACAATCATGCAGAACCTCAATAGGGCGCGTGGATATGCGCTTATGATGAAGGTGTTCCAAAGCAATGGAGAGACGGAGTTCTCTGACGAGGAAATAGCTCTGATTAAATTCATTGCGGACAATTACGGAAACATCTCCTTGTCAATGTCCATAGACAAAAATATAAAAGATTTGAATGATAATGAAACAAGAAAGGAGGAACAACAATGATTTTGCAGGCAGACGGAGGGCACTACCTTACACAGAGTGAGGATGTGCCCATAGATGAAAGGGTGTTCGGGAGTACCGCGTATATCAGCGACCCTTCGGAGGCTTCTAAATATCGCCAGGTATCTGAAGCCGAAAAGGAACGCATGCTCAATGCCGGAACGATATTGGACCCGTCCGACTTGTCGGATGAGTATCTGGACAAGGTGGACACGTTACATGAGATTATTAAGGAGAACATCAACACCGCAGGCTTGACAGTTGAGCAGAGCCTTAAGCATAAGGAGTATTTCCCCAAGTGGGATGACCTAATTGGCAAGACTAAGCCAATCGGATTCATGTTCTCCTACAAAGACACTTTGTATGAGGTAATTCAAGAGCATGAATTTGCCGAACAGTGGGTACCGGGTATAGGAACAGAATCCCTCTACAAGGTTGCCCAGATTGAAGCCTCCGGCACGAAGGAGGACCCGATAGCGTGGAAGCAGGGAATGGAGCTGTTCAACGGCAAGTATTACACCGACAAGGATGTGCTTTACTTGTGCATCCGTGACAGCGGTATGGGCTTGTCGTTTGACCTTGCCGACCTGGTGTCCGGTGGTTTTGTGGAAGTGGTCGAGGAAGTGGTCGAGGAATCTTCCGAAGGCACTGTTCTATAACAAGGAAACTTGTTCTTTTTTCGGCCTTCCCGATGCCGTTAATTCGGGAATTTATTTAAACAAAAACGAGTTAATTATTTAAATGTTAAATTAGGGTATCATGTTTTTAAAGCGGATGCCCCTTAAATGTATTAAGTATGGCAGGTGATGATATAGCAATGAATCAGTTCCAGATAGTCACTGATGCACCGTATGTATATGTAGAACTGGCCGATGGTAGCCAGGGGAAAATAAAGAAGAGCGATTTAATAGAGTTGCTAAGTTCGTCATTCAGAGTCTTAACGATTGGTGATGATGAAGCCACAAATGGGAGTCTATGGATTGCTGGGAAATATTCAAGAGGTATCATGTCAGCACTTGGGACTAGATATAGTACTGGGAATGTTTGTATTTTAAAAGGGATAAGAAATATTAAAGGGGACAAATGGGTTTCAACGACCAACATTATTCTTAAAAGGTTTGTATATGAATTTAGCGAAAATGGGGTTAATATTGGTTATTCATCAGACATATCTGTTCCAGTAGGAGAAGAGGTTCAACTGACATGGAAGAAAATATCTTTTACTGAATAGTTCATTGCTTTTTTACTCTGTACTTTTTGCCATACTCTTTGCCCCTTAAATGTGTTAAGTATGGCAGAGAAGCAGGATATTAGAGAAGAGCAAATGACTGTAACCAACAGTGTGGATTATCTGCGAGGCTTGAAAGGAAATAACAGCGTGTTGATTAGCGTATTAGATGCTATATCGAATAAGGCAATTGTTAATAAAGGACATGTTAAGACTGACGTCCTTAATATCGTCGGGAATTATGTTGCATATTCAACATCAGATATTGATGGCAGTGGAATAGATGGTTGTCTTATCTCGATAAATCCGACCGGGCTTGAAGGTGCACAGATTAAAGTTGCATATAATATGAGCATAATTAAAGTTAGAGCTGCCTATAATGTCGATGGAGCAGCGAAATGGTCAGATTGGAAGTCAATAACTATTACTTGAACTAACTATTTATTTCCTCCTTTCGCTTTTCTGCCATACTCTTTGCCCCTTAAATGTGAGAATATTATGGCAGGTGATGATATTAAAATGAACAGCTTTGCTCAAGCTACAGATGCGGCATATATATACGCAGAATCATCTAACGGTTCGCAGGTGAAGATTAAGAAAAGCGATTTGGTGGAGGTTATTAGAGCTGCGATGCCAGTAGTAACAACCGATAAAAACGGTTTGTATTCTAAAGATGATTTCCCGTTAAGAGGATATACAAACAAATATGATTTAAATACTATTAATCGTAATGCTCGCATTAGAATATCAAATATTCACCTTAATGGCCCAGTTGCAGGAAGTAACTATGGATGTTTACGATGCTCCGTTTATGAGGAATATATTCTACAAGAATATTGGGGACTTGATGGCATTCTCTGGGTAAGGCAATCTACAAATAAAGGAGAAACTTGGGAAGAATGGAAGTCTGTAAAATCTACTTGATTTGACGATTTTATTGTACCCTCATTTCTGGAGACATCTTCTGCCCCTTAAATGTAAGATTATGGCAGAGAAGCAAGATATAGCGATGAACCAGTTCCAAGTGGTGACGGATGTAGAATACATCTATGGAGAAACAGCGAATGGCAGCCAGGGGAAGATTAAGAAGAGCGATTTGCTTTCCTCTGTTCTAAGTGGAAATTTAAACTATCCGAATGGAGATATTAATGAATTAAAAAACAATGGGATATATTATGTCGGTAGTAACCCTACTGCTAAAGCTGTAGGGATAACGTTTCTGGGAGTATTTGCCGCACCGCCATCAGTTATGCAAATAGGATATGATAGCAATTATGAAGAAGACTCTGCTGCTATTGCTTTGAAAGTACGATTTGTATTGAGGGGGAATGATGCTTCTTATTCTACCTGGTCTAAATGGAGGTCAATTTCACTTACCTAATTTGGTGGTATAATTTGCCTCTTTCATTTCTTATCCAATCTCTTACCCGTTCCGGCCATATCGGTCAGAACGGGTAATAAATATTATTATCAGATTAGGTAAGAGTTATTGACTTCCATTCGGTCCAATTGTCCCAATTTCCCGTATTATATACTTGTGAACGAGTATATAACTCCCCAGTTCGTGAATTTATTAGAATTTGGGAAGCCATATCTGTTTCCATGTAATGCAACAATAACCCAGTTACTCTTTCTGGCGAATTCAACGCATTAGCAGAATAATATATTCCATTTTCCGAAATAGTATTAAGGTCTTTATCTTCTCTCAGAAGTCCTTTATATGCAAAAACTCTTGCGAATAAATCACTCTTCTTAATCTTCCCCTGGCTGCCATTCGCTGTTTCTCCATAGATGTATTCTACATCCGTCACCACTTGGAACTGGTTCATCGCTATATCTTGCTTCTCTGCCATAATCTATTACATTTAAGGGGCAAGAACTATGGCGAGAAAAAAACATGAAACAAGTTGGGGCTACAATTAAACAATGATTTTTACTTTAGATATAGCTAATCCTTTTAAGATACAAGGCTACCATATCGTTACTGTTGTTTTTAAGGAAGAAATTGCCATTGGTCATTTTTCGACCGAAAACAATAGATTTAGTCCCATCTGCATAATCACAATAAAGGTTTCTACCAGCATCTGACACAAAACCATTTAAATAAGAACCGCAAGCGAATATAGCAGTTGTTGCATTGTTGGGAGATGCAACTAAATACATTCCGTTTCCCAAGTTACCAAGGTCTTTTTCTTCGCCTGCCGCCAACGTGAAGCTATAGGTATATATTCCCATTGCGTTCATTACTTCTGTCAATGTCGGACTGATGCTATTGCCATTTGCGTCTAGTCCACGCAGCCGTGCCGGAGTACCACCACTCATTGCATTCTCTCTAATATCATCTGCCATAATATTCTCACATTTAAGGGGCAG